GAAAAAATTCTCCTGAATCATTCATTGTAGAACAGAAAGGAATTAAAAATATGTCTGACTCTGAACTTGCTGAATTAATTAAGAAACAAAAAGCTATATTTAATAAAACAGATTAAATGAGTTTAACTTCAATTATAATTTTAATAGTTGTCTCAGGAATTGTTTGCTGGACAGTCTGGGATATTAAAGTAATCTTAAACAAATCGCCAATATGGAAAATAAATTCAAGGTTAAAGTAATGTACTCTATTCTCTATTTTTTAATGGATATAGAGAATTTTTTGTGGGACTTGGCTGACTTTTTAATTTATCCAGTATCTTGGTTAAGACGCTGGGTAGCGTACCAAATTAGTTTAATAATTAAAATAAAATAATCGCTATGAAAAATCAGATTAAAGAACCTAAATCTGCTAACTTTAAACTATTCACAAAACATGATCCTAAATCATTATTAGGTATTTATGCCGTATCTGAACATGTTAAGCCGTTTTCTGAGGCCGTAAACAAGGCTATGAGACTAGTCAAATGGTATAATGAATATATGTCTAACCCTAAAAATAGTCAGGTAGACGCTTGGTCTTTGTCCGATTGCCAAGTTTCATTAAAGCCTAATCAAGTCTTTATTGTACATAAAGAACTATACAAAGAATATGGATTATTCTTTGGTAAAGAAACCAAAACAAACAATAGAAATAATTATTATTTTCCTAAGCAAGCAATCTTTAATGCTGAGATATTAGAAGCTCCTGAGAAGATTGAAGCCATGGTTCCTAAAAGAAAGATAAACAAGGACGCTCAGGGTAATGTTAAGGAAGAGATAGTGAGAGAATTAACAATGACTCCGAACGAAATGTTCGTTCCGGAATCTTGTTCGTCTTTTCCAATGAAGAAAGAAAAAAACATGAAGAGATTCTTCAGGATCAAAGTCAGATATCAGATTAAATCTTGGTATGGCTTTAGAACTGTTACTGAATGGGTATATGGTCTTAAGAGTCATATATTCCAGCACGAGATTCAACACGCTAAGGGTAATAATATTTACTATGCCTAAGAAATCACAACAAGGTGAGGCTCTGGAAGTATTAAGGATTCTTAAGGAGGAAGAAGCAAGAAGACTTACTCAAGAGAAATACAGATATTATGAACCAACTGGAAAAGGTGAAGAGTTTATCAATGCCTTTGCTTCTGGAGATAATTTTATTGTATTATATTCAGCTGCCAATGGTGTTGGAAAGACTGCGACATCAGTCAACATCTTAGCTAATCTATTCTGGCCTACTGGAGAGAATAAGTACTTCAACGGTAAACTATTCAAAGAGTGGCCTTTCCTTAAGCGTGGACGTATAATTTCAACTCCTACTAACGTAGAAAAGAACATTATTCCTGAAATGAAGAACTGGTTTCCTATGGGAAGATATAAAGCTAGTAAGGGTAATAAGAAATTTGAATCAATTTGGAAAACTGATACTGGCTGGGATTTTGATATTATGACTTATGAGCAAGACTCTATGGAGTTTGAAGGTGTGACTCTAGGCTGGGCTGTATTTGACGAACCACCACCAGAGGCCATATTAAAGGCTACAATCGCTCGTATGCGTAAAGGTGGTATAATTATCATTGGAGCTACTCCATTGGCCGGCAGTGCGTATATGTACGATTCCTTCGCTAAAGGAAGCTATGAGGTAGAGCTAACTTCTAGTGAGAATGGTGCAATCATGAAATATGAGCGTAAGGTTGCATACGTAGAAGCAGATATTGAATCAGCTTGTAGAGAGCATGGAGTCCGTGGACACTTAAAGCATGCTGATATTGAGAGAATGATTTCAGAATACTCAGAAGACGAGAAGCAAGCTCGTATATATGGAAAGTTCCAACACTTAGTTGGTTTGATATTTAAGAACTGGAATAGACAAGTTCATGTTATTCCTCCATTCAATATAGATATGAGAAACTTTGCTGTTTATGAGTTTCTTGATCCCCACCCAAGGAATCCAGACGCTTTAATGTGGATAGCAGTTGATAGGAATGGCACTAAATATGTTATAGACGAATTATTTATCAAGGTTACTAGCGAAGAAGACCTTGCTATGAAGATTAAAAGTAAAGCTAGTCAATATAGAATCATTAAAAGAATGGCTGATCCTTCTGCTTTTGTTAACAATCAACATAATCAGGACGGAAAGACTTTGGCTGATAAATTAGCAGAAATGGGATTATCTTATTTACAAGCTACAAAACAAAGGTCTCAATCAGATAGACGAATTACTGACGCTTTAAGTTATGTTGAGATTAATGGATTCATGCAGAAGGCTCCGGAACTATACATATTCAGTACATGCGAGAGAACCATATACGAAATGGAGCATTATCGTTGGCAAGAGTATACTGGAAAGGGTGCTGACTTACATAATCCTAAGGAGAAACCTGTGGATAAAGACGACCATATGGTGGAAAACTTAGGAAGAGGATTATACAATGAGATTAGTTTTGTTCCTTATGAAACTTATAGTCCAAGTATTCCAGTGCAATTAGACCCATATGATTAATAGACTATTGCAAAATTATGAGATGTGCTATAATAAAATTACAATATGACATTCAAAGTATTAACAAAAGAAATTATATATCAAGGCTGTCCAGTAGTAATACGACAAGCAGAAGAGCATTTTGAATATATTACCTGTATAGATAATCAGATATATTCATCTTCAATAATTGCCAGAAAGTCAATAATGCAAAGGCTTTTAGGACAAGATTACACTGATAAGCAAGTTCAAGATATTACTAATTACGTTATTAAATTAGCAGAAGCTACAATTGATACAGTGTTAGGAATAAAACAACCAACAGTATAATATAAACTTAATTTAGGAAATCGCCACTTCCTAAATGGCTAAAACAAAAACTAAAACAAAAACTAAAATCAAACCAAAAGAAATTTTGGAATCTTCTGTTTATGAAGATTTATCTTTAGAAGAAAAAAACATGAAAAATTCTGGTAGAAACTTTAAAGAATTGATCGACCAGATTAATAGTGAATTTAATATTTCTTATTGGTTTATGAAACCTAAGTGGGAAGAGTGGGCATTAAGATTAAAATTATACAATAACCAAAAAAGAGATAAGTCAGCTGTTGGAGACCCTTTAATGTTTACTATTCACCAGACAGTTTTAGCTTCACTGTATGACGATACTCTTTCAGTTTCATTTGACCCTAGAGAAGTTGGAGATAATGACACTGCTGAAAACTTAAACGACCTTGCTGAATATGATCACGAAGAAATGGAAAAAGAGATTGTTGATTATATATGGGACTGGGACGCTTCATTTTTTGGTCGTGGATTAGTTATGTTAATGGAGTTCGACAGAGAAAAGAAATGTCCTGTTCCTGAGAATTGGGATCCAATGGTTACACTAAGAGACCCAATTGCTAAGAGTGTTAATGGAGATAGTAAAGGACGTGGAAGAGCTCGCTGGATTGGTCGTGAAATTAGATTGACTAAAAATGACATGAAAGAAGCTGGTTGCTACTTCAACTATGATAAATTAAAGACTGATAATACTGATATAAATAGTCTTGTAGATTCTAATACAAGATTAAGAAATGAAGCTCAGGGGTATGCTGATACTCAAACACCAGAACCTTTAACAGGAGAAAATGCAACTTGTAGAGTTTTAGAATGGATTACTAGTTATAAAGGAAAATTAGTATTAGTTTGTTTAGCTGATAATAAGACTAAGGTTATTCGTTATACTGAATTACCAACAAAAAGAATACCTATTTTAGATAGACCTCTTTATGCTATGGCCAATGATTGGGACGGTGTTTCAGTTCCTGACTTAACAGAAGACAAGCAAAGAGCAAGAGCTAAGTTAACTAATTTAGGAATCAAGGTTGCAGAAGCTGGATTATATCCAATGTATTTATTCGATACAACAAGAATTAAAAACAAAGCTGATTTAAACTATCAACAAAATAAATTTATTGGTGTAGACGGAAATCCTACTGGAGCTGTTCAGATAATGCAAAGAGACCAGATCAAATCAGATGTTAGCTTTATTCTTAACACTCTTGATGTCTCAGCTCAAAAAGCAACTGCTACTCCGGATATTCAACAAGGAACTATTGGAACTGATAAAAGAACTGCTACCGAATTAAACATT